TAATCAAAAAGCATGGAAGGTTTATGGTTTAGGAGAATGGGTAGGTAATGAGAAAGCTATATTTGAATTTGCTCAATGTGAATGGTTGCCGGATGATGCAGAGTTTGTAGCATTTGGTTTGGACTTTGGATATAGCTCAGACCCTACTGCATTGGCTAGCATTTGGAAATACAATAACGAGCTATACATTATAGAGCATTGTTATGAAAGAGGAATGGTGACAAACGATATAGTGACTATGTTGAAAGGAGTAGTGAAAGGTAGAGAGGAGATATGGGCTGATAGTGCAGAACCAAGACTAATAGAAGAATTATATAGAGAGGGATTTAATATAAAGCCTGTAATCAAAGGAAAGGATAGTATTAACTTTGGTATTCAGGTAATGCAGAACTATAAGATAAACATACCTAAGACATGTCAGAATCTAATCAATGAGTTCTATTCGTATGAGTGGAGTAGTGATAGATTCGGTAAACAATTAGATAGACCAATAGATTTTAATAATCACTTAATAGATGCAGCTCGTTACGCTTCAATGATGAAATTAAGTAATAAAGCAACAGCTGCCGGCAAATATGTAATTAGCGTAAGATAAAACAAATATAATATGGAAAACGAAGTAGATTTAAACAACCTAACACAACAGGACTTTATGGAAATGGCTACCTATGTGGCTATGAGTGAGAAAAAGAACGTAGAGTTATTAGAAGAATTGAGAAAGACTAAGGCTTATTTAACTGCTACAATTCAACAAAGGAATTCAGCAGAAGCTAGAGTACAAGCACTATTAGCAGAAAAGAGTGTTAATACAATTCCTATTACTGAAACAATAGTAATGAATATGGATTTAATAAACCCAGAACAATGGGCAGTACCTAATGGTAAAGTAATTACAACACCAAAATCAAATAAGATATAATGAAGCAAGAAATTAAAATAGAAGTACCTACTAAATGGAGTGCAGTAACTCTAAACAAATATTTAGCTTTAAGAAAAGATTTGGAAACGTATAATGGTGAAGAAGAAGCTATAACTGCTTGTTTGTTTCATCACTTATGCAATTTTCCATTAGAGTATATACAGCAATTGAATATAGATACATACATTGCTATTAGACAAGATTTAATTAATTTCTTTAACAATGTAGATTTACCTCTACAAAAGTTTATTACAATAGATGGAGTAGAATATGGGTTTGAGCCTGATTTAAGTAGAATGGCGTATGGTGCTTATGTGGATATCAGCAAGTACGAAACGTTTGAGATAAATGAGAAGTGGGCTGAGATAATGAGTATTCTTTATAGACCTTTAATTAAAACAACAGGCAAGCTATACGATATTAAAGCATACGATGGTACAATAGATGGTGAGAAGTTTATGAATGTCAGTATGGATATTCACTTTGGTACACTTTTTTTTTTGAAAACTTTATTAAAGGACTTGCTGAAAGATACCCAGAAGTCTTTGACGGGATTGACGGGTCTACCTCAGACCATCAAATCCGTTTTGGAAAGAAATGGAAATCTTATTCAAGCCTTGTCCAACTCTCACAAAACGATATAACACGCTTTGAGCAAATAAGTAAAGAACCTTTGGAAAAATGTCTTTTAATGTTAGCATATCAGGCGGATGTAGCATACTTGGAAGAGCTAATGTATAAGGAAGCAGTTAAGAGAGGAAAGTAGATTCATAACTTTTATTCCTTTAGTTGTTAAATCTAAAAGAAATCAGATGAAACTGAGAACTGTAGCTACTCCGAAACAAAAACCACAGCCAACACAATCGTTAAGCTCCCCAAGAAAGGGAAATAGAATGGGTTGTTTATGTAGAAATAAGAACACTTATTCTCAAAAATGTTGTGATAAGACTATGGGAGCACAGGGAATCGGTTTAATCTATCCACCAGCAAAATCAATATAATGGGAACTCCGGCATATAGACAGAATCAAAGGAAGAATCAGGGTATTTATTTAGGACCTACTAGAGGTAGAGCAGTCCCTCACACTAAGCGTAGAGCTTGTTTGTGTGATGATTCAGACACTTATTCTATGGATTGCTGTGATGGTGCATTAATAGGACAATCTATTGGTAATACTCAACAAGCTACTAAGCAGTTGGGAGCATTTAGTAATGGGTTCTCTAATGGATTTGATATTGGAAATATATAAAACAAAGATATAAAGTATGTCTAACTTAAATAAACAGCAATTAGAAGCGCAAAACCAAAGTAGCTTTCCTAATAATAATTTTGGATACATTACACCAGCCTTACTAAGAGGATTCAATACTGATATGATTGATTCATTAGTTGATGAAGTACAATATAATATTGATTCAGCATCAGTTAGTTCTTCAATCTCAATGTTAGAAGCACAGGTAGATTCATTAGTATTATCTGGTAGTGGTGTTGTAATATTAGATGAAGGTATATCGCAAGGTGCAGCTACTTCATTAAACTTTGTTGGACCTACAATTCAAGTAAGTGTAACTGGTTCAGTAGCTAACATATATGCTAACACATCTGGATTAGCAACAACGGGTTCAAACGTATTTTCAGGCTCACAATATATTACGGGTAGTAGTGGAATTACAGGTTCTTTTTCTATTCAAGGTGATTTAATAATAAACGGAACATCTTATAACGCAGCAACAAGCGGAACATCAGGTACAAGTGGGACTAGTGGTACTTCAGGTACAAATGGTTCGCAAGGTGTGAGTGGAACAGCAGGTTCATCAGGAACTTCTGGCACAAGCGGCACCTCAGGAACTTCTGGCACAAGCGGCACCTCAGGAACTTCAGGTACTTCTGGTACATCAGGTTCTTCTGGAACTAGCGGTAGTAGTGGTACAAGCGGCACTTCAGGTACAAATGGAACTGGAGGTAGCTCAGGAACAAGCGGTACTGATGGAACTGCTGGTAGTGGAGGTTCAAGCGGAACTAGTGGAACATCAGGTACTTCTGGTACTTCAGGAACTAATGGTACTGCAGGTAGTGGAGGTAGTTCGGGTACAAGCGGTACGAGTGGCACAAGCGGAACTTCGGGTTCGTCTGGAACTAGTGGTACATCGGGTACAAATGGTACTGCTGGTAGTGGAGGTACTTCTGGTACAAGCGGAGTTAATGGTTCATCGGGAAGTAGTGGTACATCAGGTACCTCTGGTTCTTCAGGAACATCGGGTACAAGCGGCTCAAGTGGGACAAGTGGAGTAAATGGTAGTGATGGAACAAGCGGTACTTCAGGCACCTCAGGAACATCAGGAATAAATGGTAGTAATGGTACATCAGGAACTTCAGGCACATCCGGTACAAGTGGTGTGAATGGAAGTGATGGTACATCAGGAACTTCTGGTACATCAGGTGTAAGTGGTAGTAATGGAACTTCAGGAACATCTGGTACAAGCGGTGTTGATGGACAATCTAATACATTCTTTGATTATAAAGCAAATACAAATGATACATCAGGTAACCCTGGTAACACAAGTATCTTATGGAATAATGCAGCACAAGCATCAGCAACACAAATAAATGTATCTCACTTAACAAAAGATGGATACGATGTTGATGTATTCTTAGGCTTGATACCATCTGGTTCATTAGTAATCATACAAGATATAAACAATTCAGCTAATGCCCAAAGATGGACATTTGGTACTGGTACTGAAGTAGCTCCTAATTCATATTGGACATTCCCAGCTACATACGTTAGTGGAACATATTCATTTTCAAATAATGAAGAATTAATCCTTATAGTAGCACAAACACCTTCAGGCACTTCTGGTACTTCAGGTGTGAATGGTACTTCAGGTTCTTCGGGAAGTAGTGGTACAAGCGGAACAAGTGGGACTAGTGGAGTAAGTGGTAGTTCGGGTTCAAGCGGAACGTCTGGTACTTCCGGAATAAACGGAGGAGATGGCTCTAATGGTACTTCAGGCACTTCAGGCACTTCAGGCACTTCAGGAACATCAGGAACTTCTGGTGTTAATGGAAGTAGTGGCACTTCGGGTACAAGCGGAACAAGCGGCACTTCTGGGATAAACGGAAGTGATGGAACTTCTGGTACAAGCGGAACAAGCGGTACTTCTGGAGTTAATGGAGGAGACGGTAGTAGTGGTACTTCAGGCACATCTGGGACTAGTGGTACTTCAGGAATAAATGGTGTAGCAGGAAGTAGTGGTACATCTGGTACTTCTGGGACTAGTGGAACAAGCGGTACTTCAGGTATTAATGGTGGTGACGGTAGTAGTGGCACATCAGGTACTTCTGGAACATCAGGAATAAATGGTGTAGCTGGTAGTAGTGGTACTTCGGGTACTTCTGGTATTGGTACAAATGGCACTTCAGGTACATCAGGTCAAACTGCATTAGCATTCCCTTATACTGGTTCAGCACAAATCACAGGCTCTTTAGGAGTAACTGGTTCAATCAATCAATCAATTGGAATTTATAGCGGTAGCTTAATTTCAAATATATACGATACATACACAAATGTACCGGCTGTAACAAATATTGTAACATTATCATCAGCATCATACGCAGCATTAGGAACTAAAGACCCTAATACATTATATGTTATGAGTGGTAGTGCAGCTATATCTTCTACATCAGGTACTTCTGGTACTTCTGGTACTTCTGGTGCACAAGGTGCACAAGGTTCAACTGGAGCTGCAGGTACTTCTGGTACAAGCGGTGTTAATGGAAGTTCTGGAGCAGGATTCCCTTTTAGTGGCTCAGCTGAAATAACTGGTTCATTAATTGTGACAGGTAGTGCTAGAACAACATATATTTCAACATCAATAGTATCAAATACATCTTCAATAGATTTAAGTAAAGGTAATTACTTTAGTGCTGGTGTTGGTACATCATCATTCTTTAATTTCCAAAATGTTAGACCTGGTCAAACAGCTGAAGTAATTATAACTACAACAGTAGTAAGTGCATCAGCTTATTTCCAAACCTCATCATATTTTGCTAATAATACACAATATACTCCAACTTTTCAAACTTCATCAATAGATAAATTAAATGTTGTTGTAGATAATAATAGTAGACTTTATATAATACCTACTAAATTATTTTCACAATATACACCATTATATCCATCTCCATTTACAATGTCTTATGTTATTGTAGCAGGTGGTGGAGGTTCTGATTCATTTGGTGGTGCTGGTGGTAGACCAGGTGGTGGTGGAGCTGGTGGATATCTATCAGCATATGTAAGTGAGTTGCAAGGTTCTGGCTCAGCAGCTGGTACTCCAATTACTATTACAACAGGAGTAGCTTATACAGTAACTGTAGGAGCTGGTGGTACAGGTGGCCCAGAAGCAGGACCGGCAGCCACAAATGGTAATACATCTTCATTATCTACATTTAATGCAAATGGTGGAGGAGCTGGAGGTACTTATTTACAAAGAGGTAAGCAAGGTGGAAGTGGTGGAGGAAGTGGAGCATCAACAACAACTATTGCAGGAAGTTTAAATACTTTAGGACAAGGTAATATGGGTGGTGGTACAACTGGTGGAGATTCTGCTGGAGCAGGTGGTGGTGGAGCAGGCGCAATTGGAGTTAGTGTAAGTAGTGGTAATGGAGGTAATGGTGGTATTGGTAATCAAACATTTATATCACAATCAGCTGGAACTTATTTAGCAGGTGGTGGAGCAGGATATGGTGGTACAACTGGTGGTACTGGTGGTACTGGTGGTGGTGGTAACGGAGGAGCTGCTGGAGGACCAGGTACTGCTGGTACTGCAAACACTGGAGGTGGCGGAGGAGGTAACTCATCTAATCCTGGTAGAGCTGGAGGTAGTGGTATTGTTATTATTAGATATCCTTCAACATTAACAGCAACATTTACTGGAGGTGTAACACAAACAACACATACTGATGGATTAGCGAAAGTAGCTAGAGTAACTGCAGCTGGTGTAAGTGATACTGTAACATTTAGTTAAAATTAAAATAAAGAAATATGGCACATTATGCAATATTAGACGGTGAGGGTTATGTAGTAACTGTAATCGTTGGTAAAGATGAAAATGAAATTGTATTGGATGAAAATGGTAATCCTTATGATTGGGAAACTTATTATGGTGGAAAAAGAACATCATATAATACAATAGCAGGACAGCATTCACAAGGTGGAACACCATTCAGAAAGAATTATGCTGGACCAGGTTATTTTTATGATTCACAAAGAGATGCATTTATTCCTCCAAAGCCTTATCCTTCTTGGATATTTGATGAGGAAACTTGTGTATTTAAACCTCCTGTTAGTCTACCTGATGAAATAAAGTCTTGGTATTGGGATGAATTTACAAAAAATTGGAGAGAAGCTAAATAGATTAATATGCCAAATACTGAATCTAGATATGATAGTGTACAAATAGCTATTGGAGATACATTAATAAATGATGATAATGTTTTTTTAGGAAATTTACAAGCATTAATTAATCCAATACCAGCTGCAATTACTTTAGAATATATAGTTGTTGCAGGTGGTGGTGCTGGTGCATATACTGGAACTTTAGGTGGTAGAGGCGGTGGTGGAGGAGCTGGCGGATATCGTTCATCAATAAATGGAGAAAATAGTGGTGGGGGGCAAAGTGCTGAAACTCCTATTACACTTTTAAGAAATAGTCAATATACATTAACTGTAGGAGCTGGTGGTGTACTTAATGGTTCTGGTTCTAATTCTGTATTAGCTTCAATTACATCTATTGGAGGTGGCGGAGGCGGTACATATGAAACTAGTGGAGGAACTGGAGGTAGTGGAGGTGGAGCAGGAGCAAATGGAAAACCAGCTGCTGAAATACCTGGAGCTAGTGGGTCTTTTGCACAGGGATTCCAAGGAGGTTCTACACCAATAGCATTTGTGAATGGAGCATCAGGCGGTGGTGGTGCAGCTGCAGTAGGCCAATTTCCATATTTTATTAATGATAATTATTATGGTGGTGATGGTGGTGTTGGAGTTCAATCAAATGTAACTGGTACACCAACTTATAGAGCCGGCGGTGGAGGCGGATATGGCGGAGGTATTGGAGGAGCTGGTGGTAATGGAGGTGGTGGAACAGGAGGAGCTGGAGGTGGTTCTGCAACTGCTGGTACAGCAAATACAGGAGGTGGTAGTGGTGGAGAATCTTCTGGAAATGGTGAAGCTGGTGGTAGTGGAGTTATTATATTAAAATATCCATTAAAATATACAGCAACATTTTCAGTGGGTGTAACTCAAACAACTTCAGTAATTGGAGATAATAAAGTTAGTGTTGTTACATCAGCTGGTGTATATGATACTGTATCTTTCAATTAATCAATAAAATTAGGTTTACAATTGTTAAATAATAAAACAAACAAATAATATGAAATTAGAAACTCAAAACTCATATGTAACCAATCCTCAATTCGTAGGTGGTGTAGCCGTATCATTTATATCTGGTTCAGCCTTCGCATCAGCATCTTCAGAAAATCCTCAATTCGGCTTTGTAGCTGGTGGATTATATGTTGGTAATACTGGTACATTAGTAGCTAAGACATGGGATGGTTCAGTTTTAACATTAGTATCAGCATCAGGATTTTTACCTGGTATATTTACTGCTGTTAGTGCATCATCTACTGCAAACAATGTAGTGGCTTTAAGATAATAAAATAAAATAAGTAATGCTAAATTACAACCTTAATATAAACTCACCACTTCAACAAGAAAAGAAGAATGAGGATGTAAGACCTCCTATTAATTGGGATTTTCATAGTTTTGCATCGGCTTCTGATAGTACTGATTTATCTGAAAGAACATTTGCAACAATGAGTATTAATACTCCTAACACAAATTGTATTCAGGTATCAGTTGATAGTGGTAATTCATTTATAAGTGATGCACAAGCTCCTGTAACAGCAAGTCTAACTGGTAGTAATTGGCCTATAACAGGTTCAACTACTATGAGTTTATTTACTGCTGGTATAACATATTCACCTTTAGCAGTAGACCAATATTTTTCAGCTTCGGTAAGTGCATCTGGTACACAAATAATTGCAAATCCAAGCATATCCGGAAGTATTATTACAAATAAATTTCTATCATCAGAATTTTATAGATGGTTTGTAAGTGGAAGCGTAGTACATATGAAGGGTAATGTTTTTAATCCTTTAGTAAAAGTATTAGCAACAGGTTCAAATTCAATATATTCAAATTCACAAGGTACAAATACAATATTAAACATTGTAAAGAATGTAAATGAACCTATATCAATGTCAATAGGATATATTACAGGTTCACAAACATCTTCATTTCAATATGAGTATGCATTTAATATAACATCATCGTTAACTGGTAGCGCTAATTGGCCAAGAAGTGCATCGCATTTATACCCAACAATGTCATTGATAATACCTGAAGCTGGAATAAATGTTATATCATATCAAACAGCATCTATAATAACTGCATCATTTGCAGCTATTACAAATTCTACATATACAATTACTGCAAGTGTTGCACCAAGATACATACCAGGATTTACTGGTTCATTTACATTATATGCAGGTGGAGCAGGTGGAGTAAATACAACAAGTGCAACTTCTCAACCTGGCGGTGGAGGAGGAGCTGGTGCTATGTTTACAGGAAGTTATAATATATCACCAAATAGTACTTACACTGTAATTGTTGGTTCTGGTGGAGCAGGTGGAGGTAATGGTAATGATACTTTATTTACTGGATTTGATATGGGAATTAATGAAATTCCTATAACAGTAAAACTTCAAGGAGGTAGAGCTGGTGAAGGAATGAATGGTGGTAATAGTGGAACTGGTAGTTATACTATTGGTACTACAACCACACAACTTCCTGCATTTACAGGTGGTAGTGGTGATGATGGTAGTGGTGGTGGAACACTTAGATTTGCTGCTGGTGGTGGTGCAGGTTCATGCGAAAATGGTGTGAGTGGTGTGGCATTTCCAAATAGAGTTTCAGGAAGAGGTGGTAATGGTAATGCTGGTGGAACTTACAAAGAAGGTGGAGGTGGCGGCGGTGGTGGTGCCGATACAAGAAACTTTGCAACAGCAACCGCTGGAGCAGGTGGTATTCAAGGTGGTGGTAATGGAGGTCAAGGATTAAATCAAGGTGGAAGTAATGGAGAAGGATATGGTGCAGGAGGTGGTGGTGCAGTATCAACCGATAGTGCAGTTTCTGGAGGTTCTGGATATCAAGGAGCATTAATTCTTTCATATCCTGGTACAGGTAGTAGATTTACTGCAACTGGAAATTATAGTTTATTATTCTCTGAGGGTATTACAACTTATACATTTAATCCTGGAAGTAGTTCTTTCTCTTATGTGTATGAGCCAGAATTAAATCCAGCACCATTAACTTAAAAAATTACTATAAATAAAAAACAAATTGTTAAATAATTAAATAATCAATAATATGAACGCAAGACAAGTATTAGATAAAATAGTAAAGACTCTTTCATTAAGCAAAGAGGAAGTACTTTTTACTTACGCTAAATTAGCAGATGGTACAATAGTTGAATCTCCTACATTTGATGTTGGTGAACCAGTAGAAGTTGTAACCGAAGATGGTAAAACTCCAGCACCAGATGGTGAGCATGAGTTATCATTAAAAGATTCTGAAGGTAATGAAGTCCTAATCAAAGTAATAACTAAGGATGGTATAATTACTGAAAGAGAAAACGTTGAATTGGGTGATGATAAAGAAGTTGAAATGGAATCAATCGCTGGTGGTGACATGGGTGATGACGAAGAAGTTGATACTGAAGAAACAGCAAATCCAATCCCTGAAGATGAAGATATGAAATCCGTAATTGAAAAGATGGCTTATCGTATTGAAGAATTAGAGAAGAAGATGCAATCTATGGAAACTATCAAAGAAGGTGGTGAAGCAGATAAGGTTAAGACTGAAGATTTACCTGGTGACCCAACAAAAGTAAACACTGTTGAGAAAATGGCAGCTGTTGAACCTGATGAGGACGAGGAAGAAGAATTACCTAAATTGGATGGTGCACCAATTGATGAAAACGCTCCAAACAAAACTGGAATTAAAATGAATAAGAAGGGCTCTATGGTTAATCCACAAAATTCTTTCTTATCTAAATTATATAAATAAACAAAACAAAATCATTTAAAGATGAGAAAACAACAAAATTTCGCACAACCTGCAATCACTACAACTTATGCTGGTGAATTCGCAGGGAAGTACATTGCAGCAGCGTTGTTATCAGCAAAAACTTTAGATAACCAATACATCACAATCATGCCGAATGTGAAGTTCAAAAGTGTTATCCAAAAGATTGCAGTTGATAGCATCGTAAACAACGCATCATGTGACTTCACAACTTCTGGTACTGTAGCTCTTACTGAGAGAATATTAGAACCAAAAGAACTTCAAGTAAACCTTGAATTATGTAAGCAAGAGTTCGTAGATTCTTGGGAAGCTTTACAATTGGGCTATAGCGCATTTGATGAGATTCCAAAAGATTTCAACGATTACTTAATCTCTTATGTTGGTGGTAAAGTAGCACAAGCTACTGAAGAATCAATTTGGAGAGGTGTAACTTCAACTAACGGACAATTCGGTGGTATCTATACTGCTTTATCTTCTTCAGTTGTAGCTGGTGGCGATAACGCTCCTGTAACATCATCTCAATCTGGTTCAATTACTTCATCAGATGTATTATCAAAATTACAGTCTTTAGTGGATGCAATCCCTAACACTGTATATGGTAAAGAAGATGTGATGATTTACGTTCCAACAAACGTAGTAAAAGCTTACCAACAAGCGTTAAGCGGTGGTACTGCAGGTGCTAACGGATGGAACAATCAAATGAACGTAGGAGAGAAACCATTGAACTTCCAAGGAATTGAGATGGCATTTTGTCCTGGTCTTGCAGCTTCAGCAATGGTAGCAGCACAAAAATCAAACTTATTCTTCGGAACAGGTTTATTGAGTGACTACAACGAAGTAAGAGTATTAGACATGGCTAACTTAGATGGTTCTCAAAATTATAGAATCATTATGAGATATACAGCTGGTACACAATATGGTATTGGTTCTGACATCGCAATACACAAAAACTATTAA